GATGTGCGCGATGAAATGACCCGCAAAAATATGGAGAATATGCTCCGCAATATGGGTGTAGCTTCGTGGGCTGTGTTGGATTCAAACGACAACATTGAATTGATGCAAGCAAGCCGCACCGATGCGTATGCAGTGTTCGATAAAATGGTGGAGCGTTGCAATTCAGAAATCAGCAAAATAATATTAGGGCAAACAGGCACAACTGATGAAAAGAGTTATAGCGGTTCTGCGAATGTTCACGAGAGTGTTGCTGCAATGATAGCAAAGCAAGACACGTTGAAAATGCAGTTTATCATTGAAGACCAGTTAGTGCCGATGATGATTCGTAACGGATTTGACCTCAGCGGCTGCACATTCAAATATGATGAAAGCGAAAGTTTACCGTTAGCAGAGCAAGCAAAGATTGATGTATCATTCTTGCAAGCAGGCATCAAGTTGGAACATGAATATTTGGAGCATAAATATGGTGTTGAAATAATGGATGAACCCGGTATGGAGGAAGAAGAGGAAGATGAAGAAGAAGACACTATGCCAAAAGAAGTTATTGAAGTAGAAAACAAACTGCGTAACCTTTACAAGTAATGTGCGGATTTTGCAACGTAGGTAAGGAAGTTGACCCACCAACACCATTTGATGAAAACGATTTTAATCGTTTTTCTAATGATGTGTGGATAGGCGCGGTTAATGCCCAACAGTTGCCAACAGGAATCTATTTAAAAACCGCAAAGTATTTAAAAGATGGCATTGATTTGGCGCCAGTTGTGGATGAGGTGTTGACTGCCGATTTATTGAATAACATCTACGTGTTTAGTGGTGCGAAAACATACCAACAAACTAAAGCGTTAACTGCATTATTAGCAGTTCCTGAATATCAAAGTAACTTCTACGCATTTAAACGCGCAGCAGAGCCTATATTTGGCATCTATAACCAAGACTATTTGCAAGCAGAATATCAAACTGCCAAAGCATCGGCAAGGATGGCATCGGACTGGAAGCGTATAGAGATGGATGCCGATGTGTTGCCGTTATTACAGTATCAAACCGTTGGTGATGGCAGAGTAAGACCAACACACGCAGCACTTGATAATATTATACGCCCAATAAGCGACCCGTTCTGGAAGCAATACTATCCCCCTAACGGATGGCGTTGTCGTTGTACCGTAATACAATTATCAGAGGGGCAAGAAACAGATTTGAGCAAGTTCACACCTCCTAATGATGTGCCGCCATTGTTTAGGATGAATGCAGGGCAGGATGGCTATGTGTTTAAGAGCAAAGGCAAAGACAAGCACCCATACTTTGATATTGCGAAAGGCGATAAAGAAGCAGCTAAAGTTAATTGGAATTTACCACCGTTATCATAATGGCAAAGAGCAATAAATTCAACCTAAAAAAAGCAGAACAGAAAGCGCGCAAAGCGTTGGAGGCTGCTATTGTAGATGTTGGCAACACTGCAAAAGTGTTCTTTGTTGAATCATTTAGGAAACAAGGATGGGATGACAAAAGTGTGCAAAAATGGAAACCAAGAAAGCGCACAACTTATAAAACTAAAAGCGGTAAGGTAGTTGATGACACAACGAGAGCAATATTAGTAAAAGAGGGCGATTTGCGTAGAAGCATTATAAGAAATCCTGCAAACAGAGCAGCATTAAGCATTAAGATTAGCACTAATTTAGATTATGCTAAAATACATAACGATGGTTTAATGGGCAAAGCATTTGGCAAGCATCCGTTTAATATGCCCAAGCGACAATTCATGGGTGATAGTTACAACCTAAACGAGAAAGTAAAAGCAGTTATTGTTAAACGATTAGATAAGGTATTTTTATGAATATAATTGAAACAGAAATATTGCAATACTTAATAATTAACGACTATAAATTAGTTTATGATGAATTTGGTATATTTGTAGGCATAAAAGGCGGTAATGGAGCATTGTTAACTGCTGAAACTATGCAAGAGTTAAAACATATTAGTCAACAAACTTGGTTAGAAAGCAAACATGCAATTAGCAATATATAACCAATTAAAGGCACGTATTAGCACACTTCAAGCATTGAAGTATGTTGCACTATGGAACAACCAATACGAGCGCGAAAACGAAAACGTAGCGTTTGGTTATCCAAACTGTTTTATTGAATTTCCTGCAGCCGATTACATTGAGAATTTACAAGGTCAGCAACAAGGCACGGTGACCATAGCATTACATTTAGGTTTTGAAAGCTACAAGACTGAAGACACCGATATATTGCAATTAAAACAAGACTTAAATGCTTTGATACATGGTTGGTCAACACCTTATAACAGTAGATTCTTGCGCAGAAGTGAAGTGCAATCAAACGACCATACCAACATTCAAGAGTTTATCATTACCTACACTATGCAAGGCTTTGATTATTCTGCAAGTAGCTTACCAACAACAGAAGCAGATGTAAACACGTTAATCACCAATAATAGCCCACAACTTGACAATGCAATTATTCGCACTGGATTTATACCCGATGCAATAGTGCTAACATCAGAGGCAGGTTACGAATTATTATCAGAACAAGGTTATCAACTTATAATACAACAATAAAATGGCAGAGCAAAAAATATCAGAGTTACCGGTAGCAGGTGCAATTACAGGAACTGAAAAAGTAGTAATAAACCAAAACGCAGTTACATCAATAACAACTGTTGATGCCATCGTTGGTTATACAGTTTCAACAGGTGCAACAGGATCGTTTACAACTGCAAACGGCAAGACAGTTACAGTTGTTAAAGGCTTAATAACATCCATAGTGTAATGGCCAGAACAGTAGCGCAAATCAAACAAAGTATGTTGGATGCAAAAAACGCAGACCCGACATTGTCAACATTGACCTCAACAAGTCAAACCGCGAAATGGAATCTATACTATTTTATCGTAGCTTCTTGCATAGCTATATTTGAGCAGTTGCAAGACCTATTTAAAACAGATTTAGAAGCCATAGCAAGCACAGCAGCACCAAGCACACCGCAATGGACACGCAATAAAGTTTTAAAGTTTCAAACAGGCGATGTTGCTGAGTTAAACACCACAACATTCGTTATTGAATATCCAACGGTGAACGTGGCCAATCAAATCTTAACACGTTGCGCAGTGGTAACCGCGCCAAACAGAACGGTGTTAATTAAGGTTGCTAAATCAGACCCACCTGTGCCAGTTTCAGTTGGTGAATTAGCCGAGCTTCAAAGTTACATTGAAACCTTTAATCCTGCGGGCATTGCATTTACTTTAATCAATGAGAATAGCGATAAGATGGAAGTGGCAGCAACTATCTACTATAACGGTCAATATTCAGCAGTAATAAGCACAAATGTAGTAGCAGCGTTAAACAATTATATGGCTACCTTACCATTTAATGGTGTTATAAGCACACAAGCAGTTGTTGATGCTATGCAAGCGGTGGAGGGTGTAATTTCGGTTAGTTTAACACGTATATTAGTGCGCAAACATTCCGTTGCGTATGGTGCAGGTGTAACATTGTATAACCTTTCAACAGGTGTTGATGCAGTGCAATATCAAACTATTGCGGGATATGTAGTTGAAGAAACAACTGCAACACATACATTTGCAGACACATTATCTTATATTGTTCAATAATGAGTTCAATCATAAACACCGATACATTTGCGGTCAACTTCTTGCCACCAAAGAAGCGGCTGCCGATATACAAAGCGTGGACTAAAACACTGCTAAAACCATTGCAAGTGCTATACAACACAATGTTTGGCACATTTCAAAATGGGAATGCAGCAGCGTTATACAACGGTGCAACTGCCTACGCAGTTGGCAATCAAGTGAAATACACCGATAAAGCTATCTATCAGTGTTGGGTGGCAAGCACTGGAAACCTACCAACAAACACAAACTATTGGTTTAAAATTCAAGACAAGTTTGTGGGAATTGAGCCGCGTATGAAGTACAATGCACAACACTTATTGTTTGAATGGGCATTAAACGAATGGTTTGGCACTACGTTTGTAAACGTGCCGGGTGCGAGTGATATATTTATAGGCCCGGGCAGTCCAAGTGATGTGGTGCTTTACGTTGGATTTACAGAGGTTAACAGTTCGTTAATAGTTTATGCCAACGGTGAGGCTGAAACATTTATTCAAGCTATAAACATTGCAAACACTGGAAGCGAGTTTACTATTAATGTGCCTATTAGTGTGGCTAACGCTTTGACTACTCCACCAACAACAGATATTGCACCGAATATCAGCACCAACAATGAAAATATTATTAGGCAAATTGCCGACCTGTATAACTATGCAGGCATAACTTATGATGTAATAACATATTAAAATGAAAAAAGTAAAATTCACAGACATTTCAAGTACAAGTGCAATGCCATTCAAGAGTGGCACATTAGCGCATTTACAAGCGGCTTCCCAAGAATCTGATTTAAATATAATTCAAATGTTAATAGCGCAAAATGACACAGAGGTAAATCCTGCTGCATTGCCTGCTCGAATTATGTATGGTTGTAGAAAAGTTGGTTCAAGTATTAGTATTGGTTGTGTAGTTTATGGAGATGAAATATTTTTATGTCCAGCAGCAACTGGTTTAACACCGGGTGTTGGTCAAGTAATTGTAGGAACAATTACAACTACATTTACAACTGCTGCTAATTATGATCCTGCATTGTTTTCCGATGGCACATCAAACAATGTTCACGAAAATAGAAGAATAGTTTGGAGTGTAGGCACAAGTGGAAGTGGCACGTTTAATTTTGATGACTTATTATTGTATGGTGAATGGAATACCATTGCATTTAATTCAAGTTACTTATCTGCTTCAAGTGGCACATTAACATTACCCGGTGGCGCAGCCGATTGGAATGTTAAATATAGACAAGAGGGTAGAACTATTTGGATTGATTACGCAATAGGCCCAATGACATTAGCAGGAAGCAATGCAAGTGCAATAACATTAACTTTGCCATTTACTGCTAATTTTAAAAGTCAATTTAACAACGGTTCTTATTATGAGAATTTAGCAGGAAGCCCGACTAAAGGCTTTGCAATTGGTTTTACAATTGCAGGTTCAAAGGATATAAACTTTACATTACCAAGCGGAAGTTGGACAATAGGCACAGGCATACAAATTTACGGTCAAATAACTGCTGAATTAGCTAAAATAGGTTAACCTAAAACCTATTCTTTCCGTAATGCTCTGATAATATTTCTTTGAGCAAATAAGATTCTTTGGTGCCAGTCCTTTCGACTTCATCAAAGAATTTCTTTTTTAATTCGCCTGTTAAGTGAGCAGTTACGCGAGCTTTCGCGGCTTGTTTCTTCTCTGCTATATCGTTTTT